AATGCCAAGAAGTTTATCAACAGATTTACAAACACAAGTTTCAGCACAACAAACCAAAACAGCATTTCTTGTTGAATTAGGCTTATCTACAACCATAAGACTTACTGATTGGTATTCAGATGTTACCTATGATTCTAATTCTTATGAAGCTGGCGGTTCTTTTCTAACAGTAGATTCAGTTACAGAAACAGGTCAATTACAAATAGATGAAATCAATCTTGGTTTTTCAAATGTAACCAATCAAGTAAGAAGTTTAGTTCAAAGTGGTGCATTTACAGATAAAACAGTAGAAATATATTTAGCTTACTTTAATGAAAATGAAACTTTAGTAGGTGCTATAAATTATTTTACAGGGCAAATTAGAAATGTATCTATTTCAGAAAACATAAGCAATTCAGTTCTCTCTATGACTGTAGCTTCACATTGGGCAAATTGGAATTTAACAAAAGGTAGGCATTATTCAGATGAATCTCAACAAGCAGAATACTCAGGCGATAGAGGTTTGGAATTTGCAACGCAAGTAAAATCAGATGTAAGGTGGGGTTCATAAATGTTAAATGCTATTTTTAGTTTTTTTAGAGAGATTGGTGGTGCAGTAGTTTCGGCATGGAGTGAAGCTAAGACCTTAGAAAGAATAAATATGGTCTTTATGGCTGTGACTGGTGTTGTAGGTGTTAAAGGATTCTTACAAGCAAGGCAAATGCTTTCCAAAGGCCAAGACATCATGGCTAACAAGACTGCTGCTGGTGGCAAGATACCAGTCATCTATGGAACAAGAAGAGTAGGAGCTCAAATTGTTTACATGGACACAGCACAAAATAGATCAAAAGACTTATTTGTTGTTTATGCAATATCAGTTGGTGAATGTGAAGAGATACTTGGTAGAACTATTGAAATAGATGGCAATAGTATTTTAGATGGCAATATCTACAAAGGCGGTGGATATGTGGGTTCAGATAAAATATCTTCAGGTTCAGGTTCTTTAAATACTGCATCTCAAGTTGGTGATAATCAATACTCAAATGCAGGTACTTTAGGAACTGACCCAACACTTAGATATTCTTTTGTATTTAACTTGCATCATGGTGCATCTAGTCAAACAGCAGACCCTATGCTTAGAGCATCTATACCTACTGAGTGGACTACAAATCATAAGTTAAATGGTATTTGTTATATAGCTGCATCTTTTGATTACGATAAAAAAGGTATGTATAAAGGCGTACCGCAAATAACAGTACAGGTTAAAGGTAAGAAAGTTTACGACCCAAGAGAATCAAATCATACTTTTGGCGATCCTTCTACCTATGAATGGTCAAGCAATCCAGCTCTTTGTTTCCTTGATTACATTACCAACGATGAATATGGTAAAGGTTTAGCAGAATCACAAATCAATATGACCGCTATCGGTACTGCTGCTGATAAATGCAATACCAAAGTAGATCAGCCTTATTACAATGGCTCTTACCAAGATGTCACTTGGAGTGGTGATTCAGGCGATGACTTTATTGTTATAGATGACAATGCTGATTGGTGGCAAAACAAAGTAGATGAATTTATAGATATAAGAGATGTAAATGATACAAGTATATTTTCTGATGACATAACTATTAAAGGCTCTACACGATATGAGTTTTATGATGATACTCAAGAAAACAGATTATACATAGATGGTACTTTATCAAGTACTTATACAAATGAAGCTGGTAGTGCTAAAGCTCAAGTTAAAAGATTTCATTGTAATGGTTACATTGACACTAACAAAAATGTCATGGATAACGCTAAAGAATTACTTGCAAACATGCGAGGTATTCTTAATTACGTTAATGGTAAATATGAATTACAAATAGAAGATACAGGCACTTCTACATTTAGCATTACTGATGATCACATTATCGCTGATGCTGGTATATCAGTTGATTATGGTAATAAAGATAAAAAAGCAAACAAAGTTGTTATTGAATTCTTTAATGCAAATAAGAAATACGAATTAGACACAGCTACAGTTTTACATGATGCTACACCTGAATACTATTCTGATGATGGTGAAGTATTAGAAATAAAAGCCGAGTTCCCTTATGTAACAGACCCATATATTGCTTATAACATGGGTAAGGCTATTTTAACTAGAAGTAGAAATCAGACCACTATGCAGTTCTTAGGAACTCCTGAGATGTATAAATTAAATGTAGGAGATATAGTTGATCTTACTTATTCAGGTTTAGGATTCTCAGGCAAAGTATGCAGAGTAGAAGCATTAGAACTACAGGCAAATGGCCTTGTATCTGTTAGCCTAATTGAATACTTTGATGTTTATACATGGGAAGTACCAGCTCAAGAATCAGTTGAGATATTAGCCAAGATACCAACTATAGGTGCTATACATCCACCTGAAGCAAATAGCATTGTATTTACAGATACTGATGCTTCATCAATTAATAGACCTACTTTAACTTGGACTGAGCCAACTGATTTTCCAGTAAGACAATACAGGGTAGATGTAGTTGATAGTTCAGATAATAATGTCTTTAGTAAAATAGTAGATACACCTTCAGTTGATTTAGCTTTCTTACCTAAAGCAGCAAATTACGAAGCTAGTATTACATCTTTCAATGGTGTTGGTATTGAATCTAACGCATCTACTAAAACATTCACTATTGCAGATGATCCAGTAAAGACTACTGAGGTTGAAATGAATGGTGTTACTTTATCAACAGTTGAGGCCTATGGAACTGTTTCAGGTAAAACAGGTAATTGGGTTAAGTTTTTAAATAAGACTAATTTTGGTGAAGTTGTAGAGTTTGATAATGGTTTAATTGTAGATGGCGGTAATGCACGATTTGAAAATGCACCAACCTTTGTAGATGGTTTTACTGGTCAGGGTACATTTGAAATAAGTCAAGGTTCAATACAGTTTGGGTCTTACACACCAGCAACTACAACTAATAATCTTTACAACGTAGGCGGTTCTTTATATTGGAATGGTCAAGCATTAGGAACTGGTACTGGTGATATTACAGCAGTAGTAGCAGGTACTAACTTAAATGGTGGCGGTACTTCAGGCTCAGTTACTTTAAATCTTGATTCTACTATTACAGGCGATCATACCTTTTCTAACAATGTAATTATAAGCGGTGATTTAACAGTAAATGGTACTACTACAACTGTAAATACAAATGATCTAAACGTAAAAGACAAAAACATTACCTTAAACTATTCAACAGGTGACTCATCAGCTTCAGCTAATGGTGCAGGTATTACCATTCAAGATGCTGTAAGTGCTACCCAAGATGCTACCTTAACTTGGAACACAGCTAACGATAGCTTTAACTTTTCGCATAACCTTAACTTTGCTGACAATATAAAAGCTCAGTTTGGTACTGGTAATGATTTACAGATTTGGCATGGCGGTATTGATAGTTACATAGTTAATGAAACTGGTAACTTGGATATTATCAATAAAGCAAATGATAAAGATATATCTTTTTATTCAGATGATGGTTCAGGTGGTTATACTTCTTATTTTTCATTAGATGGTGCTAACGCTAGAAACAGATTTCATAGAAATGTATTATTTGGCGATGGTGTTCGTGCAGATTTTGGTAATTCTAGTGATCTGAAAATCTACCATGATGGCAGTAATGTTATAAGTGCATCTTCGGGCAATATAGTAATAGATCAAAATACAGACGATGGATTTATAACATTAAGAGCAGACGATGGCTCAGGTGGTATAGCATCATATTTTCAAGTAGATGGTCTAAATAGTAGAAATAAATTTTTTAAAAAAGCACATTTTCCTGATAACGTAAAAGCCCAATTTGGTGATAGTGATGATTTACAGATTTATCATAATGGTACACATTCTTATATAGATGATGCAGGAACAGGTAATTTATATATTCGTGCAAGTCAAAGTATTGCTTTGCAAAAAGCTGACGGAACAGAAGATTATTTAACAGCTAACAATAATGGTGCTGTAACTCTTTATCATAACAATTCACCCAAAATCGCCACGACTAGCACAGGTGTAGACATAACAGGAACAGTAACAAGTGATGGTTTGACTGTTAATAGTGACACAATACTTTTAGACTCAGGTTCATCTGCTTTTATGAAAATAGATAG